GAACCTGCTGAACCTATATTACCACCAGCTCCACCAACTCCACCATCAGCGCCATCATCTGCTGTAGCTGAACCACCACCTCCACCAGAAGATAATCCTCCACTAGCACCTGAACCTGCGCCTGAGCCTCCACCAGCACCAGAGCCATAAGAAGCACCACCACCTCCTCCTCCTCCAGAACCATAAGAATAGCTTTGAGAGAAACCACCGTGCCAGTTTTGTCCACCGGAACCGCCTCCACCGCCACCTCCTCCACCGAGGATTGAACCGTTGTTGTCTAAAGTAATATTCTTTTCTAATTTTAAAGCAGTACCACCAGCGCCACCAGCATAGCCATTAGCAAACCCACGATTACCTGCTCCACCATTTCCACCTGCTCCATATATATAACCATTGTTAATAATAGTTAATACACCAGCAACACCAGAACCAGTTAATAAAGCAGGTGTGCCTGTAGAATTTGAATAAACATAAACACCAGAGCTAATGACTACATCAACATCACCTAGTTTATTATCGGCTGAAAGTACAGTATCTAAATCTAATTTGTTTACATTACTAGAAACTGTATAAGTAAACTTGCGAGTGTAGAAAGGTTTCCAAGTGCCACCATCTTTAATACTACCAGTTATAACTTCTTTCCAAGCACCACTATCTTTAACCTCTACTTTAGTAGGTTCTTTCCAAGCACCACCATCTTTAATACTTAGGCTCATTAGCTTGCTACTTTATAATGTATGTCGCCATTAGCACCACCAGTAGCATTACCTGTACCTACTGTTCTAGTTCCATAACCATTAGAAGAAGCTGCAACTGTAGCTGCTGTTGTGACAAAAGCAGTTGTAGCTACTAATGTCGTATTATTACCAGCACTTGCTGTAGCCGCACTAAATGCTTCTGAAGCACTACCATTAACATCGGCTTTAGTATTTACCGCAGCTTTTACAGCAGTGAATTCTGTGTGGAAGTCTGCTCCACTTATTACTTTGTTAGCATCTGAATCAGCAAGGGCATCCTTACCAGACCAAGAAACCGCTAGATTATAATTTGCCATTATCTTATTTTCCCTTGTTTGTGAAGAAGTGTTAAATCTTGTAATGAAGCATCATATCCATTACTTTGTATACTTATTGAAATCTTAAGGTTCTTAGCAGAGCCTGTTAATGATGTTCTATATTCTCTTAGTCCATACACAGGTTTATAAGTAGAACTGCTAGGATGAACCGTTGCGCTGTGTGTATGCGTAACTGTGGTAGCTCCATATAAAGAACTAGAAGCTCCCCATAAAGATGTACTACCTGTAGTTGTAGGAGCTAAAGTTATAGATGTAGTCTTAGAAGGACTAGAACTATAATCTTTATACCACTTAAGACCTAATGTAGCACCTGACCCACCTTCAAGAACCATAAACAATCTTTTTAACAAAGAAGCTCCTACAGAATCTCCTAAGTTTACCCAAGTAGTTTCAAAAATACCAGTATAAGAAGCATTACTAAAAGTAGCAGCACCTGCTAAGTCTGTATCAAAATAACCTTCATAACCAGCTATAGCACCATCTTTTTGTCCTATTAACATACCATATAAAGTAGTATAAGTTAAACTTGCTGGTTCTCTGTCTACGTCAAATGTCCAAGTTGTTACTCTTGGTGCTTGATTAGGCGTTCTATGTTTAAAATCAAACACATAAGTAATGTTACTTGCAGTAAATGTCATTACATAGATACCTTCGTTTTCTATGTAAGCTGATTTAACTGCTGTGCTTTGACCTATGTTTCTAATTAATGTATCTTTAATGTTTACTGAATAATCAATTAAAGGAACTTTATCTTTTTCTGAAGTACGAGCTAAAGACCTAAGTCCAGTAGAAGATAAGAATATTAAATCATCACCTATGCTTTGTATTGAATCTCTAGCGACACATCCTACTCCTTTAATTACTTCATTTAAAGCCATAGTAGCTATGTTAGAAGGATTACTATATATAACAATGTTGTTCTTACCGAAGATAACTAATTGTCCATAGAAAGGAGCAATAGATATAATCTCATCTGTACCCCATACACTTCTTAAACTTATAAACCCACCATTAGAAGCACTGTTTTCAGAAGTTGTTCTAAAGTCATCCGCATCTAACAAACTAGAATAATATAAAATATCCTTTGATTCAGCAACACCACCTACCCACATCCTACCATAGAAACCAGTACCACAACTAGGTTTAAACTCTCCAGATGAAACAGTAGAAGGTCTATGAGCATTATCAAAAGCTGCCCATTTAGAACCTGAACTTGCTGAACCATCATATCTTTGTGGAACAGTATCTACATGGAAGCAACTTAATCTATTATTAAAGTTTACAAACTGCCAATCACCTGTTGTACTTCCTACTGTATGTTTAACATCAGCGCCACTGCTAGGATATGCTCCAGCAGGTGTAGTAAAATCTACAGTGTATATACTAGTACCGTGACTAGCAAATATCTTATTAGTACCACCATCATTATGTTCTATTATACTTGCAATAGCTACCCCATTAGGAGCAGCAGCATTAGGAGCTACCTTCTGTTTAAAACCTTTACGTAAAGCAATACGACCTGACTCTCTAATAACTATATTATCTGCGTGAGTAAGATAAGAAGGGTCTAGTGTTGCTGGATTATCTTGTGTATTTAACCCGTTAACACCAATGTCCCTTAAAGGTTGGTATTGTAATTCTTTAGCCATTAATGTAAGTTGCTCATAAACCAATCAGTTTCAAATTGTGCATGTCCACTGTCTACCATTACTGCTTGACTTAGAGAATTAGAAGCTTCTTCAGCTGCTATAGCTGATTGTGTACCTCCATCCTCTCCTCTTTCTGATATACTCCTTGCCCAAGCTCCTAAGATTAAAGGCTGTACAGGTATCTTTACTACAGTACTTGCTGTCTGTAAAGTAGCTTGATACTTAACTATATCAAAAGAGATAACTTCAACTTTACTAGGAACAGGAGATAAATCTATCTTAAGATTATTAGAAGAGTCAGCACCATTAAATCCATAGTAGTGAGGCTCACCAGAAGAATCAGTAGGAAACTTCTCTCTATTTAAGTAAGCTCTACTTACTTGTACTAGTTGATTACCTGTAGCATTATTAACTACATCCATTATTTTAAAGTCCTGACCTGAAGATAAGTTGTAGTTTTTAGTACCAGCTACTGTAGATACATCAACTGTTTCTCTTAAGACTAACCAATCATGGTAAGACTCTATACTTCTTTTAGCATCATTAACCATACTGCCAATTACTTTTTGATAATCTGTAACTGTAGTTGAGTCATTAATATTACCTGACCAGTCAGTAGCTATTGTCTCTTCTCTAAGTCTTATTAGTACTTCATTGATTAGTTCTCTGTATGTCATTATTTCCCCTTAGCTAATTGCGCACCAAAGTAAAACTCTATTATCATTGTTGCCCATCCAAATATCTCATCCATCTTTAATACCGAACCTGCTTGTATAGTTACATACTCTACTATGTCAGGTGTAAATTGAATACCTAGTATACTAAACCCTTCTATTAGTGTAGGTATAACAGTTGGAACATTAAACCACACTGGAGCTACTTGAGTAAAGATTATCAAAGCTAATATAACTAGGATAATAATTCTTCTATTCATAGCAGCCATTGGACTTTCTTTGTCTGCTCTATCTCTAGCTTGATTAATAGAATCATTACGTACTTGTAAGTTCTGTATCATCAGCTTCTGATTCTCTGCTGCTGCTTGACTCTTAAGTGCTAATAGCTTACCTATAAATCCTAACATTATTGGTGCTATATTTGTTATAAATCCTATCACGATAAACTCAACAGAAGTAAATAACATTCCATTGGTGCTATGTTTGTTATAAATCCTATCATACTATACTTAGTGCCTCTATTATTCCTATCTGTGTAATTATATACCAACCTATAGCACCGTAAACACTCCATTTAACTTGCAACATACTATTGTTAATTTTTTGAATACACTTATTAGTTTCATCAATTCTACTAAACAGCTTGGTTATCTGAGAATCGTGTCTGTCTGATGTTGTTTCTAATCTTGCCACTCTATCTTCATAATCTAACATAATTATCCTAGTTTGCTAATGGGTTGTCTAAGGCTCTTTGTAATTTAGCACCAAGCCTATCTTCTAATTCTTTAATCTTTCTATCTGTGTCTGAATACAAGGCATCTCTTCTTGCATCAAATCTCTCTCCAGCTACATCAATAGTCTTATCTATCTCATCTTGAGAAGCATTTACTTTGTTCTCTAACCTATCCATAAGACTTTCTTGTCTTGCTAGGTCATCCTTCAAATCATTCTTAATAGTCCTAGTATAGTCTTTAGCTAACTCTACTGACTCACTTACACTTACTAATGTTTCTTGTATAACAGCTATGTCTTGTTCTATACCAGTAATATCAGGTGGTTGGTACTCCATTACAGTAGCTTTAAGAACTCTAAACTCATTAAACAATTCAAATCCAGCCCAAGCACCGCCACCAATCATACTAATAAGTGGTATTATTAGTAAAAGTTTACTCCCGCCTACCTTAATACCACCATATTCTACTTCTGCCATTGTAAATCTACCAGTTTGTTATGTAATATTTCATTAGCAAGTCCATTTCTTAATCCTCTTTGATTGTCTGGCACTTGTCTGCCTGTATATATGTCTTTACTATCATAAAAAATACTGTCTGCTAGTTGAGAATTATAACTACTAAACTCTGAGTTAAAATTTAAAAGAGCTAATATTAAACTTTGTAGTTTTTGCTGTTCTTCTAAAGAAGCTGCTTCTCCCATTTCATTTGCAAGATTCTGTAGCTTGTTACTAATAATCTCACGCATCTTATTTTTCTTACTAGCTTTCTTTTTCTTTTCTACTACTTTAATTTCTTTTACTGCTTCGGGTTCTGGGGCTTCAATCTCTTCCTGCTCCTCTGTAGGTTCAACAGGTTGTTCTTCTGTTGATTCTTCAGATTCCTCCTCCTCAATAGGCTCATCTAGCTGCTCCTCTATAGTTTCTTCTACAGGCTCTGGCTCTATTTCTGGTAGAGGTTCAAAGTATTCTTCTAACTCTGCTTCTAGTTCTGCTTCAAACTCTTCTTGAGTCATCTCTACCATTTCAATCTCTGGTAGTTGCATTTCAATCTCAGCCATTACAATTGTATAATCTTCTATAGGTTCAATTGCAATCTCTATATAAGGTTCTGGTTCTGGAAGTACAAATACTTCATAATCTTCTTCTTCCACTTCCCAAACTTCCTCTTCTTCTGGCTCTACATATTCTTCGTAGTAAGCATCATCCCATCCATCACAGCTCTCATCGTATAAAGCACTAATACCGCATTGCTGGTTTAAGTAAGCATCACTCCACCCAGCACATCCGTAATCATACAAAGCGTCCAAATCACATTGTTGATTGTACACATTATCAGCATAGACTTGTGGATAATATAAACAACTTATGTGACTGTCTGGAACTACGCTGCATATACTCTCTCCTCCTGCTATCTCTATTGGGTCATCTTGTTGACTATCCCAGTATACTGCTCCATTCTGATTAGGTGCATTATAAAACCATTGTTCATATTCACCAGCACTTAAATCTCCAACTACGCCTACTGTTACTCCGTGATTCTTTATATGTACAGTTTCGTAATTAACTTCTATGTTACCTAGTGGGAATATTGTCAGGTCAAATGTGTTCTTTGTATTAACATCATAATACTCTGACAAGTCTTTCCACATATACTTTTGGTATGTTGAATCACCTTGTGTATAAAATCTACCTATACCTGTGTCTATTAAATCTGTTGACCAAGGCATTATTGTGTAATTAAATCTTACTCCTGTAAAGCTAGTAAGGTCTGGTCCATCACAACACAACCCATCATATATATAACCACTACCGGGAACATCATTAGGGTCAAGAAACCCCACAACACCGTTACTAAACATAAAACTAGTGACATACATATTTCCATAAAAAGGAAAAGTAAAGTCAAGAGGTACTTCAACCCAACCATCATCTGCTATCTGATGCTCAATTATCTCCGGGTCAGACCAAGAGGATAGCGAGCAAGATAACGCCAAGAATACCGCTAACCAATTTCTCAAGAAATACTCCTCTATCCATATTTGCTGTTTGTTGTTTCTTTGGAATCTTCTTAGGATTCAATCTCCATTCTGCTGTAGCTTCTTGTCCTATTAAACCTTCACCTGTAGTAGATGAGAAAATCGGACAGGGAGTTCCAGCAAATTTCATTGCATCATATGTATTTCTATTCTGGCACATTAAAGCAACTGCTGCTACTTTCATACCCATATCATATAATACTTTAGCGTTCTTTAATCTTACACAGTTTTCGTCATTGTAGACTTGACCTGTACTTA